CCAAACGATATGACTCTTGTGCTTTGTAAGTAAACTTCTTATACAAATCAAGATAATCTAACTGAGACACACCACCGATGTCGTAAGAGATATGTTTACGACCTGCAATAAATGTTTCTTCCTCAGTTACAAGACCCCAAGGTGACATTCTCTTTTTAAGTTTCTCACCAAGTATACGATCAATACGACGACAAAGATATGGAATATCATATAATTTACTATTCCAACCAGTAATAACTTCTGGTGTATTATCTTCAATCATCCACCAGTTAATAAAATCTGTAAGAAGTTCATACTCTGTGCTGAATGATTTGTATATTACATTCTCTTGCTTATTATTAAATTTACCAAGACCCCAAGTGCGAATTTGTTTTGTAGTGTAATCCTGTAAAGATATAAGTAATATTTCTTCTGCACAAGATTCTACATCAGGGAATCCATATTCAGATTTAACTTCAATATCAATTGTAGTTAATTTTATCTTTTCTGTGTCAAACTTAACTTCAACTTCTGGGTATTTCTCTGAAATATATTGATAGATAAATCTTTCATTTCCATAGATGTTAAAATTTTCAACATCATTATAATTTTTTATAAATTCCCGACATTCACGAACAGTGCCAGGTTCAACTGGTTCAACGGGTAAACCATCAAGTGTTTTATATTTTGTTTTTCTTTTGGAGTCTACAAATAATGTAGGATAAAATTTTTCACGAGTCGCAAAATGTTTCCCATCTTCATAACCACGAACCAAGAAATTATCTCCGACCATTTGGACGTTGGTATAAAATCTCATTACGTAGTTAGTTCTTGATATTTTTCTATAACTGCATCACTAGGATCTGCAATTGTTAGTATGTCTTCTGATCTTATCATAAACTCTGTTTGATTTGTTATTTCATATTTCCAAGGTTTCATATCATCGATACTCTTAAAAAGATATGGTTTAATTAATTTACAATTTGGATCTCCAATCTCAGCATCCATTTCTATGACTTCTGTAATGAGGACTGTATCAACATCTACAAGTACACACTTAATCATTTTTTTCCTCCTTTATTCTAAATGCCTCACTCTTATCTATAAACATTTGTTTAACAGATTCAATTGGTTCAACTATGGTAGTCACAATATCTACAGGAATAACTATTTTTTTATCAGCAGATAAAATAATCCAAGGTATCATTATTACATTGATACCAAAATCACCTGTTTTTTTCTCATCTTCAGTCAAAAAAGTTTTTTCTCTTGTCTCAACTTTATGAGGATTTTCAAGTAAGTATGCGTGTGCTTGTTGACTTTCTTCTGCAACTAACTCTTTCATTTCTGAAATAAGAGTTTCACCAGATTTAAGTAGTGTAAGTTTAATTGACATTTTACAATTTAATTAAATGGTAGATTCCTATAGCCGCTTATGCTGAACCTACCAAAGGGCATAACCGCAGCCAGTATTTCTCTGACAAATACATTATAGCACAACTTCTCCAATTGTCCAAGAGTTTAATCCATTACGATTTACAATCATATGAATATTTTCTTCACCATCTGGAGATGTTACGATACAATAACCTATACCCAAATTAAATACGTTTTTCATTTCTTCTGGTGGAATCTCTCCTGCCATCATTATCTTATAAAAAATTCTAGGTAAAGGCCATGAATCATAATCTATTTTAGCACCCAATCCTCTTGGTATAATTCTTGATATATTTTCTGGTAAACCACCACCTGTAATATGTGCCATCCCATTTATAGTAGAACTATTCTTCATTAGATCATTTACAACGAAAGAATATATTTGTGTAGGTGTAATCAACTCTGGAACATCCTTAAAAAACAATTTATGTTTTGACAGCATGTCATTTAGTAAACTATATCCGTTGCTATGAAATCCGCTACTTTCGATTCCTATAATTTTATCACCTGATTGTATCTTTTTACCATCAATCTTTTTTTCTTCTTCTACAACTCCTACACAAAATCCTGCCAAATCATATTTGTCTGATTCATAAAATTTGGGCATCTCTGCAGTCTCACCACCAAGTAATGAACAATTAGATATTTTACATCCCTCAACGATTCCCTCAACCACTTGTTTCAGTATATTTGATTGTATTTTACCACAAGCAATATAATCAAGAAAAAATAAAGGTTCGGCACCACTTGTAATTACATCATTTACACACATGGCAACTAAATCAATTCCAATTCCATGATGATCATTAGCAAGTTTAGCAACATTTAATTTAGTTCCTACACCATCTGTTCCAGAAACTAATACAGGATTTTTATATTCTGATGGAATCCTCATCATTCCATTAAAACCACCAAATCCACCCAAGACTTCTGGTCTATGAGTGGATTTAACGGATTCCTTTATTTCATTAACAAAGGATCTACCTGCTTCGATATCAACTCCAGATGTTTTATAATCCATCTAATTTACATAATCTAAATTAATTATATCACATATAATCTTTTCTTGCATGGTGTTCTGGAACTATTTTACCCAACTTAACGGTAAGTAGTCCATCTTTAAATTGAACCTCTCTGACTTCAATATCTTCTGATAATGACCAGGTTCTGTTGAAAGATCTCTGAGCCAGTCCTTGATAGACATACTCGGATTCTTTCTCTTTTTCCTTTTTCTTTCCTTCAACAATAAGTTTTCCATATTCAGTATAAACATGAAGTTCATTTTTACTAAATCCCGCAAGTGCTATTTCTAGTATTGACTCAATATTATTTACGTGAATAAGATTGTAGGGTGGATAGTTTGTTGTGGTTTCATAAGAATTGAAAAAATTATCTAGGTATGAATCCATACCAATTCCATTCTTAGAAATAATCTTCATTAATTCTGGAAGATTAGCAGTGTGATACTTTTGTAAGTAAGTCATAGTTCTCCTTAATAAGCGAGTGTAATTTTTGTCCCCGAAGGCGACACTACTAATTATAACAGTTTGATAAAATTATTGTGGTCGGTTTTCACCACGATAAGCATATTTTTGTATACTATCTGGCATCCATACATTAAATTTATCTTCTTCACTTAATTTGTCTGGTGTATTTCTAATAAAACAATTGACAGAATATCTTGTTCCAGATTTAATTTCTTCAACTTCATGAACCCAGAAATAATCTGCTGGCCAAATCATTACATCACCAATCTCCATTTTTACTTTGTGCTTTCCATTCCAGAAAGAAAACATACCCCCTTCATAATCATCATTTAAATTTATAGTGCAACTACCATATATGTTGAAATCATGATCAGTATGAGGGTGAATTTTCGCACCAGTTTCATACTTCATGATTCGATACATATGCGGATATCTTAATGATATTCTTCTCATGACATGAAAAGAATCAAAATTATCAAGGTAATCTTGATAATCACACACCATTTTTTCAATTGTACTATGAATTAATTGAAATGCTTTTCCATTTCTATCTGGATTTTTTAAGTAAAATGTTGACCACGTATTTTCTCCTGTAAAAGCATGAGGACAACATTCTAATCTAGGTTGAATAGGTGAATTTTCATACTCATCAATTATTATCTGACATTCTTCTTTTGATAAGAAATTTTTTTTATAATATATTAAATCAGTTAAGGTTGGGGGTTGTATATAATTCATCTTAGAAAAAATAAGAGGGAGGTTGGATTCCTGTGTACCAACAAATAACGGGCATTACTACAGTAAGTAAATACGTCATTGCCTGAGACCCGATTGGTTGATCGGTTCTACCCTTGCGAGCAGCAGCACCACCTGTGTCTCATCACCTTAACCAGCGGTTGCCAGTAAGTTTATTCAGTCACTCCCATGTTGCGTCCAACAAATATAGTATAGCATACTTTTTTACTTTGTCAACATAATACTTTTTTCAGGAAACCATAATATATCTATTTCAGTATTTTTATAAGTTTCTACTGCCTCTTGAGGTGTTTCTATCAATGGTTTACCTGCCAAATTAAAGCTAGTATTTAATAATACAGATATATCTGTAATTTTTTTAAATTGAACTAAAACTTCATATAAATGCGAAATGCTTTGATTGACTGTCTGAATTCTACATGTATTATCTACATGTGTGACACCTGGTATTTTTTTACTTTTAACTGGAAATGATAGAGTCATCTCTGGACAACTTTTTATATTATACAATTCAAAATAATCTTTAGCATCGTCCTCAAGTACAACAGCAGCAAAAGGTCTGTACCATTCTCTGTTCTTTATCTTATTAATTACTTTTTTTGCCTCTGGATTTCTTGCATCATACAATAATGATCTATTTCCAAGTGCTCTAGGTCCAACTTCAGATTGTCCATTAAACACAGCGACAGTTTTACCTTCAGATAAAAAACTCGCAATATCTTTTTCAGATACATGTTTTCCTTCTATTTCACTTAAATCATGATTTATGTGATTAAAAAAAGTATGATGAGGAATATCTAGATTATTTCCTAACATTTTTTTATGAAATAATAATGCAGTTCCCAAAGTTATACCAGTATCATCTGAAATTGGTTCAAAGTAAAAATCTACTTTTGGAAGACTCTTAACCAAAAAACTATTAGTGACAACGTTCAAAGCATATCCACCTGCAAAACAAACGTTTTTTATTCCTGTTTTCACAACATATTTTTCAACTAATCTAAGAATCTCTTGTTGAGTTTGTTTTTGAACTTGAAAAGCATAATCAGCATAGAACTGATAATTATCTTCACTTACCTTATCTGTTTTTTTATCATAAAATTCTTTAATGTAAAATGCATCATCATGTCCATCATGATTTTTAAAAAAGAGTTTACTATCAACAACCCCGTCATTAAAAAAATTTTTAAAATTTAAATCTCTTCCATAGGAAGACAATCCCATGATTTTTCCATTTTCATGAACTCCTTGACCGATTAAAGTTGTTGCAGTTTCGTAAAGTTGGGTTATACCCATACTACTATCACATCTTAAATCACATCTATATTCTTTTAATTTATTATGTGTATCTAAATCATATAACTTTTCTATCCCAAAATTTTTATATATGTCTTGAATGTTATATTCTTTATCAATATAAATTATGCTTTCTACTTCAAATATTTTTTCATCTTGAGTTCCGTTTCTATCTATTACAAATACAAGAGACTCATCAAATTTACTTTTCTCAAATGATAGAACTGCATGAGATTTATGATGTTCTTTATCATTTATATAAATTTGACAATCAAATGCTTTTTGTATCCAAGGTGCCAGAGTATTTTCAATGTAAGGGTCATTAACTATATTTGAGTTAATGAGTGCTACATCTACTTTGAAATCATTTTTTAAAAGTTGAGATATTCCTTTTACGATTCCAGAGTCTCTTTTTAAACCAGATAATCTTTCTTCCTTTAAAAAATATTCTAATTTATTGTCAACAAAATATGCAATACTAGCATCATGAGACGCTAAAACTGATAATAAATTCATTATAAAAATTAATCTTCTTTTTTCTTCTTCGCTCCAATATTATACTTTGTCTCTAATATCCAATCTCCTTTATCTTTGAAAGATAAAACTTTAATTTGATTTAAAGGTGCGATGTCTTGTATACGAACTACATCGACCACACCAACCAATCCCCAATCAGCAAGAAGCTGAGCAATACGGTTGCGACGCTGAACATCATTAGAA